AAAATACAAAAAATCATATTTTTTTACTAGTTTAAATTTTTTTATTAAATGATTGGGAGTTAAAAGATATTTTCTAAAAAATAACTCGTATATTTTTTTCACATTTGGTACAAATTGGTCATTAGAAAAAAACCCATAATTAATCAAAGTCAAATATTTTTTGGGAATAATATTTATATTATCAGATATTAATATTAAATCCAAATTATTAGAAAATAAGTATTCCAAGGACATATTTAATTCTTCATTTGTTTTTTTATTATATTTATTATTAAAAACATTAAAATCAGATTCAATAATAATTAATGTTTTAAAATTATTATTTTTTAAATCATTAACCAAATTAATAAATTCTTTAATGGTATTTTTTGTAATAAAATTTATTTTTGAAAATTTATTAGATAAATTATATTTATTCAAATGATCAAATGAATTTGTAAAAACACATATAATTTCATATTTATTTTTTTTCGATAAATCATATAATAATTTAAGAGCAAAATCTGTTTTTCCTTGTTTTATATTATGGTAACTATGACCCAAAATTAGGCAAATTGATTTGTAATTTATTTGTTTAATGAATTTTTTTTGCATATATAGATACATACTTTTATTTTTTTATATTTATATATTAAAAATAATTTTATAATATATTAATGTCTAAATATAAAAAAATCAGAAAAAAATCTAGGAGTAAATCTAGAAATAGTTATAGCAGATCAAAGTCTAGATCAAGAAGATTAAAATATAAAAATTCGAAAAAGCAAAGATCATTATCGAGATTAACAAAAAGACAATCAAGAGTATCAAAAATGTCAAGATCAACCAGATCATCAACAAGAAAAAAAACCAAAAAAAATAAACAGATAAAGAAATATATAATTAAATGTTGTGAACCATGCTCAAATGTAGATGATCCAGGTATCAAAACAATTGATATTATCATTCCACAAAATTTTTATAGTGAATTAGCAAAACCAAAAATAGTATATAAAAATAAGGGGAAAGCGTTTATATTTGGTGATAAATTTAAATTATCAGAATATGTATATGTGGGGTCACATGAAAATAAGTCAGCTCAGACTGGTTTTGTAGATATGTCGGGAATTACTAAAAGTGAAATTAGTAGGATTTTGGATTTTAGAAACTGGATATTTGTCTATAATATTGATGCCAAATTGACAAGAGAAGAATTATTAAATTTGGAATCAAATGAATTTTGGGATTTCATTACAAAAAAAGAATATAAAAAGATTGATTGGGATTCGAGATCTCGATTAAACAAATTACAAGAAACTTTACCAAGAGTATTATTTGTAGGAAAAACTACCGAAACTAATTCTGGTGCTAATATATATGTTCACTATAATAGAAGAGGTTTAATTGATGGGATAATTGTAGATATATTTTGCTTTTTTCCGAAGGTAACAAGGTTGACGAGAGTTCCACCAGGAAAAAAACCCAAAAGAAGTGGATTAATTCAAGGATTTGAAACATAAAATTAAAATATAATTTATATAAATAAATTTATACTAATTTATTATAATATTATTGATAATATAAGATATGATGAATATATATTTTGATGAAGATATTAAAATATTTCCAGATAAAATTGACTATAATGAGATAATTAAGTCAATGGAGGAACATATAGTATTGTCAAGTAGTTTTAATGACAATAAAAATATAACTGTAATTAATAGAAGCAAATCATCAATAATGGATAAAGATAATATAAATAAAGAGAAAAATATCATAAATGAAAATCTTAAACATATAAGTCATTATACTCCAAAAAAATATGATCATATTAGCAGACAATTAATAGTAATGAATCTTACATTTTTAAAACATCATGGGATTATAATAGAACCAAATGAAGAGGATGTTCTTGAATCTACAGTACTACATTTTTATGGTGATGATAAAAAAACGGCAACAATAAGGACAACTACTCTAAAAGATTTTTTTGTTGATGATAAAAAAATAAATGTATATTATCATGAAAAAGACGAATTAAATGAAGTAGATGTTATCGAAAAAAAAATTAAAGAATCATTAAAAAAGTATGGAAAATATGATTTTATTAATAATAATTGTGAAGATTTTGTTTGTGATGTTTTGTTAAAACCAGAATCAAAATATATAAAACAAACTATAATTGTTTTTAATAATTTATATACTATAAATCCATATTATTTCAAAGTAATTGATAATAACAAAAAGGACACTTATTTTATTAATTAAAAATCAATCTAATAAAATTGGCGGTAGAGCTTCGGCTCCAGCTTTCAAAAAAAAATATTTTGTAATTATATAACAAACTTAATGACATTGACTAAATTTAATTTTAAAATTAATGATATAACATATTATATTATTACATGCAAAAAAAATGAAGAAATTTATTTCAAAGCGAATGATATTACAAAAATATTGGGGTTAAAAAAAAATAGTTTAAAAAATTATGTAAAAAGTTTTGATAAAATAACTTATGACAAATTAGTCCTTCAAGATTCTCCAGATAATCTAATAAACGATAATGGAAACATTAGTGAAATTTCAATTGATAATAATACTCTTTTCATCAATAAAAATGGTTTCAGAATATTGTTGTTAAAATCCAAATTCCCTTATATTAATGAAGTGGCCAAAGCTTTTGAGATAAATCTAGAAAAAAAAATCATTAGTTATGATTTGAAAAATATAATAAAAAAATTATCAATAGTATTTGAAAAAGCAGAAGTCAAAAGTAAGTTTAATTATAGTGTAAAACATCCAACACAAGATATAATCTATGAAATTGATTGTTATTTACCAGTATTGAGAATTGGCATATACTTTACAGCCCAACCTACTGAAAATATTAATTTTTTAACATCGCATCTTAAATGTAAATTTCTTAATTTTGAAATTAATAAAATAGAAAACTTAAATAATTCAAGATCAGAAACAGATATATCTAATTTATTAAAATCTTTTAATTCAAAACATGAAAAATTATATATTTTTGAAATAATTGGTGAAATAATAAAAGAAATTAATAAAAAAAACACTGAAATAAGTCCCGAATTAACATCATCTAATGGTTTTATTCATGATGATCACGATATTGCTGAAGACGTTGTAGCTAATAAAACAACTAATATTGAAACTAATACTAAAAATGATCTAACTAATTATGGTACAAGCTTTATTGTAACTGATAAAAATGAACAAACAAATGATGATAATGATTTTAATTTTTTAAGAGATGATGATGAGGCAAATATTGAGGACGATGATGCAACTAATGATGGAGCTTTAGGTAACTTTATTAATTTAAATAATATCAAAAAATTAGACGAAAATGGAGACATATTAGATTTATTAAATTCAGATCCAGAAATGCAAAAATTTCTAATTGAAAAAGACATAGAAACCTATAAAATAGAATCAGAATTAGAAGTAGCAAAATATAAAATTGATAAAGAATTCGAAATTGCAAAATATAAAATTGATAAGGATTTTGAAATTGCAAAATATCGTCATGATGGTAAAAAGTAATTAATTTTATTGGAAAAATAAAATCAAAATATAATATGATAAAAAATTGAAATTATGATATCTTTAGAAAATTTATTAAAGAAAAAAATTAAAAATGATTAATTGTGTGTCAACAAATAAAAGTTACCAAAAAATTTATCAAAGAAAATATTTTAATTATGGATCATTTAGTAAAAGTTATCATAAATTTGTCCATAAAAAATATTGTGATTATAAATCCAAGAGATTTTGTGGAATAAATTATAAAAAATATCTCATAAAAATAATCATGCTTTCGATACTGATTATACTTATGTCAAGAAATAGTTGTTCATATTCTGAAATATGTTTGGAAAAAAACATGTTTGGAATTGTATATTTTAACCCATATTTACAAGGTATTCATTATTTATTTCCAACAAATACATTCATAAAATTTCCATCAAGTTCACAAAAAATATTATATTCAAAATCAGAAAATACACAAATTATATTAACTACAAATGATGGTTTAAAAATAGAAATAGATTTTAATTTCTATTTTAAATTAATTCCCGAAAAATTAGGATCATTATATACAAAATATGGAAATAATTATTATAATTTTATTCAAATTTCAGCAAAAGCAAATATTCTGAAAATGTTATCAAGATTTTCATCTGATCAAATAATAAATCAAAGGAAATATATACATTCAATTATTAATCAAAATTTAAAAAATCATATCGAAAATTTAATTTCTGTAGAAATACTAAATAATCTTTCAAATTTATTACATATTGAAATTCCTATTATTTTAAAAAATATTTATTTGCATTCTTTCTTAACAATACAGGATGCTATAATGGGAAAACACCAGCAATTATTAAATTTGATTAAATACGAAACAAAAACTATGATAACTAAAATAAGATCACATACTGATTTTATTTTAAAAAATTCATTAATCGAAGCTAATCAATTGATTATATTAAGCAAATTAAGAGCAAAAAACATCAAAAATAGTGCATATGGTTTAGGTTATAAAAAAATTAAATCAAAATTAAATATGACAAAAGATATGTTATTTAAATTAATAAAAATATTATAAATATTATATTTAATCGTCATCATCAGAATATTCAATCGGATCATTAAAATTTTCTACAAATACATTTTGTGTATTTAATAATCTGATATAACTCCATATTGATCTTTTATCTATAGATAAGTCAGATTGTGTTTTTTCTAAATCTGATTTTGAGGTAATAATAACACAATCACATTTACTTTCAATGTTATTTAGAACTTTAACAGTAACCCAAGAACCAAATAAATAATAGGATATAATAGATCCTGTTGACATAATGGCATTTTTAGAATTAACAGTAGTCGTATCTAAATGTTCCAAATAATTTTTCTTTTCATAAAGATTATTCCAAGTATTAATTTTTAGGGTGTAATCTTTTCTCTCGGATGTTACAATCATTTTATCATCAAATAATGTTTTTATAGTTCCGTCATATTTTATATCATAATCTATATTTCTGTAAAATGTTATGTCTAAACCAGGATATATTCCATGTCTTGTAATTGTACTGTAATTCACTAATTTATCGGTTAAACTAATCCATTCATTATTTTGTTTATCAGTCTTGTAGATAAAATCAATCAAATATTCTTTATTATTCGTGATAGAATTATCTCGAATAGATATAATTCTACCTACATTCCAAATACCTTCTCTATCTAAAACATCCCAATAACTACCTAATGGATAAGAATCAAGTTTGAAATTCAAATTCCCAGGTTTAAATTTTTTATCATTAGAAAAATGTGATTTTTCATGAGCATCCATTTTATTTTGTTTATCTTGATGTATACATTTTAGTGAAAAACTATATTTACATAAAACATATACTTCTCCGCAATCGTTAAAATGATTTGCTAAATTTTTTCTTGGAAAAACGGCCTTGCAATCATTTGGACATGTAATATTGAATTCATTACAATAATTGTTATGATCGTCCTTTAGACGTCTTTCGAACTTGATATCGCAACCATTAGTACAAGTAATTAATTCATTTGGACATTTTAAATAATGATTAGATAAATTTTTTCGTTTATCACGAACACCACAAGAATTGGAACAATCAATTATCTCGTCTCGGCAAGCCAATATATGATCTCTGAAAAGTGTCAAATTTTTTAATTTTTGGCAATAATTACATTTTTTTGAAGATTCAATACATCTAGTTTCGTGACTTTTGAAATTTTTAAATGAAAATTTAATTGAACAAATTGGACATTGAATGATTTTATTATTAATATCGCTTATAATTTTTGATCTAGTTTTTGTATCAGCTTTTTTCAACGAGTCTGAGCAACAAACAGGACATCTTTTTTCCAAACTCGAGCTATTTAAGGAATCATAACATTTTTTGCATAAATAATGTTCACATTCTATAACGACAGTTTTTTTTGAATGATATAATATGTTCGAACATATTACACAAGCAAGATCTTCATGATCAATATCAATTTTTTTAAGCATTGTTGATAGATATATCAATAAATAAAGGTAAATAAGTCAACGAACAATTATTTCAATTTTTTATGTGTATTAATATTCTTTACGAAGATACCATTTGTTACAATATCCAACAAAAAAATAAATTTTGTCATCAAGAAATCTTATTGAGACGGTTTTAAATAAACAATAATTTTTAGTTTCGCGTGTTGAGAACTGCTTAACAAATTTATCTAATTCAATATCATCCATTGGCTTTATTCTTGACCAATAGATGTCATTATTATCTATTCTTGATCGGATAAAACTAATGAAAAATTCATCAAATGATTTATCACTTGGATTAAATATGTACAATAATATTAGTAAATTATTTGTGTTATTATTCGGAATTATGTATGTCATTATTAGTATTTCTCTTTATTTTAATTATAAATGGGTATGTAATTTTAGTAATTTTTACAAGATATTAATTGAGTTGGTTTGACACCCATATCATTTTATGATATTTAAGGAATAGATAAAAGTATATAAAGAGATAATACTAGTTATATATTGAAAGTATATTAATATATTAAATTGTATTATATACTTGTCTGAATAGCTTAATTAAAGCCTCAGTCCGCAAAACTGAGAGATGCAAATTAAAACTTTGCTTCAGACTTCATATTATTGATTAATTTCAATTAATATGATGCCACCGTAACTTAATGTAAAGTACATGACTTTTAATCATGGAGATGTAGATGCGAACTCTACCGGTGGCTTCCCTTGATAGCATAATGGAAATGCACCAGTCTGTAAAACTGCGAGATGTGTGTTAAATTCACACTCAAGGGACTATTTAAATATCAGATGTTAATATTTATTAACCATTTTAATAAATATTATTATTTTTTAATTCTTATTATCATAAAAAATAAATATTAGAAAATTATGTTATTTTGTTATTCAACAAGATAATTTTAACAAATGAAATTTAAGATAAAAATTATTTGATTTGATAATTTAATTAATAATATTCCAAATTAAAATAAGTAATTTAAATATGAAGAAAAATTGAATAATAAATAATATTGAAAATACTTGTGTCACCTAATAATTATCTCAACAATTAAAGAGATGCCGTTATCACCAAATAATGATCGTGTAATGATGATTATATGTTTGTATTTTACATATTTAGTTATTTTACCATTGACATATATAATATTTGGTCTAGTATATTTAGGTAAATATGCTGATAATGATATTTCTAAATGTGAAAATATATGGGTATTTATTTTAATAAATTATTTGTTTCAAATAATCCTTTATATTGTTTATATTGTGAATAAAACTATTTTACGTATTGAAATAAATAATGATTTTTTTCAACTTGATTCAAATTCTAAATATTTCGAATTAAAATCTTGTATGTTGTGTATTTTAAAATTAGCGGGATTTTTAACCTTAATAGGATTGACAATATGGGGCTTTTTTATTTTAGGAAAATTAGGTTATACTAATTGTGGGCATTCTTTGAAACATAATAATACTAATTTGTATATTTATCATATATTTAATGTTTCGTTGAATATAATTATTATGCCTTTTTATTTCTTTTTTGTATTATTATAAAAAATTAATCATATTAGAAATATATTTTATAAAATAATTTTTTTATTGAATTTAATTTGAGTTTAGTTTGAAAATTTAATTTGTTTCATGTATTATTTTTTAATTATTATTTGCGGATAATATATGGTCTTTTTATGTTGACTTATTTTTTTCGAGATAATTTATACGTTGGATAACAAAATTATATAATTTTGTTATTTAATTAATATTATTCATAAATTTTGTTTTCGCAAAACGATTTAATTCCGTTATTCGATGTGTAATTCAATAATTAATTGAAATATTTATAAAAATAAACAAATAATTTTAAATATTATTTACTAAAATAAAATTTTCGCGCTGAATATCAGAATTATATTATTTTGCTATTTAATTAATATTATTCATAAATTTTGTTTTCACAAAATAATACAATTCTGTTATTCGGCGCGGAATTTAATAATTAATTAAAATATTTACAAAAATGAAAATAAATAAAAACAAAAAGAAAAAAATAATTTTAAATTTTATTTACTAAAATAAAATTTGCGCGCTGAATAGCAGAATTATATTGTTTTGTTATTTAATTAATATTATTCATAAATTTTATTTTCACAAAATGATATAGTTCTGTTATTTAGCGCGCAATTCAATAAGAAATATAAATAAATTAATCGATTAAAATATTCAATAAATAAAACAAAAAATAATTTTTAATATTATTTACTAAAATAAAATTTGCGCGCTGAATAGNAGAATTATATTGTTTTGTTATTTAATTAATATTATTCATAAATTTTATTTTCACAAAATGATATAGTTCTGTTATTTAGCGCGCAATTCAACAAGAAATATAAATAAATTAACAATTAATTAAAATATCCAATAAATTAAACAAAAAATAATTTTTAATATTATTTAAGTAAAACAAGAAAATAATTTTTAAATATTATTAATCAAAACGGAATTTGCTAAATATAAATATAAATTTTATTTTCACAAAATAATATAATTTTGTTACGCGTCAAGTTAAAAACCAACAAAAAATGAGAAATTTAAATTTATTGGTTATCTTTAAAATAAAATAGTATACATTAATAGATACCAAAAATTCAACATATCACAAGAACTTAAATTGCATATGTGAATCTGATTTTGTAAATAAATGTAATGCAATTAGCATGTTTTGTGTTTGTTGTGACCATATATAAATTATTGTAAGACATGTACATATATGTACCTGTAGTGATAAATTTAATATAAATAATTGCAAGTCATATGTACATGATTCTATATGTAATAAAAATATGATTATAAAAAGATGTAAAAAATTTAATCATGATATTTAAAAAATGATTATTAGAAAAATTAATATCAAAATTTAATTGATATAATATCATAAATTTGATTTATCAAAATGATATAATTTTGATATTTTATTTATCACTAATATGAATTATAACTACTTAAAGGTCAATTGAAACTATATAAAGAAATAAGACAAATAATAAATTGTGAAAGGTCATAACTTTCACAATTGACGGAAAAAATGTGTATAACGGGTATGAAAGTTTTGTTATAAAAATGTAATTAAATATATTGATTATATAACTTAATATTATTGAAAGTAGTTGATAATTATATTAATTATTAAACTAAGTTCAAAAGTTTATTGATAATTTTGGATTAACGCCATTATTATCATTATCAACGTGGTGTAACAGTAGCACGTCGGCCTCATGAGTCGAAGGAGAAAATGCGACTTTTTCCGTTGATATAGAAACCGAAAAATTTCTAATTAATTTTAGGAATTATTTAGACAATGGAGTTTTGTGGTAAAATACCTGCCTTCCAAGCAGGGGTCCCGGTTTCGATTACCGGCATTGTCATATAAAAAATGAATTATTCCTGACTAATCTCGGGATTAATTTAGACAATGGAGTTTCGTGGTAAAATACCTGCTAGCCAAGCAGGTGTCCCGGTTTCGATTACCGGCATTGTCATAATAAAAATCAAAAAATTGTTTTTAATTAACTTTAAAAATGATTTAGACAATGGAGTTTCGTGGTAAAATACCTGCTTGTGACGCAGGTGTCCCGGTTTCGATTACCGGCATTGTCATATAATAAAAAAACCAAAATTGCCTTCCCTCGATTAATTTTGAGGGAAATTTAGACAATGGAGTTTTGTGGTAAAATACCTGTCTGTAACGCAGGTGTCCTGGTTTCGATTATCGGCATTGTCGTAATTTTATTTAATCAATAAAATTAAAAATACTTGTGTATTTTTAAGTTTTTAATTCTATTATTTATTCTCAAAAAAATCAAAAAAATCAAAAAAATAAATATATTATTGATATCTTAATTTTATCCAAAATCAAAAATTTAAAAGATAATTAAATGAAATAATATTGGGTTTTTATTTCATGTAATTATTTAACATTTATTTATCAAACTAATTAATAACTATTTTTAAAGAAAAAAATTGAAAAAAAAATGTTATAAACCATAAGTTTGTATATATATTATACTTAAAAACATGAGTGACGATGCATGGTCAATGGATGAAAATGACAAAAATGAAAACAACAAAGAAACTTCAATTAATGAAAATAATTTGGACAAACCAAATGGTTGGATAGAATTTAATAAGGATAATTTTTGTGATGATGATGATGACGATGATGCTTCAGAGGAATTTGCTGTTGAAGATGTCCCCATTAATAATAATCTTGTTAAAAATAATTATGTGAAAGACATAACAAATGATGATAATACTAAACTGAAAAGAAATGATCTTAGAGGACTTGCTGACGAAATTGTCAAAATGTGTTATGACCCAAAACTAAAAAATTATAAACCATATTTAAATAAAGATAATAAGAAAAAAAAAGGTGTTAATAGTAAAAAAGAAACCCTTAATAATTCTGTTGCAAACATATTTATTAGTAATGAATATTGTAATATTGAGGGTTATAATTTAAATATTATACTAAAAAATCAAATTAGATCATATGAACAACCAATTGAATACTTGTATAACAAAGAAAGGCTTGATAAGATGAAAAAACAGGAAAGTAATTTACAATTGGCTATAAAAAGAATGGAAAAAGAAAATAGAAAAACCACAAGTGAATACGAAAAGAATAAAAGAGATCTGCATATTCTCCAATCTAATATCGATGACTTGACCTCAAAAATATCAGATATTAAGGACAAATCGAAATTAACTTATGCAAAAAGAGCTTTAAAAATATTATCAAATCACACTGAAAGTTCGAAAATATTATTTAATGAAATTAAAAATCAATTGAGTATCAATTCATTGGATAAAAACGAAAAAGAAATTACACACTGTACTAAAATTTCCAAAGATCAAAATAATCAATATACTGTTGTTAAATCATTAACCTACACATCAACAAAATTCTGGAGAAGATCAGATGATGATAAAGATATTAGTGAAGACACAAGACCTAAATCATTTATAAATAATTATCAAAATAATGATAAACAAAGTATATATCAAAATTGGAGAGATAATAATGACTATCAAGGTAAATCAAGCAATATCCGAAATAATCAAAACTATTATCGTAATAATCGAGACAATAATCGAGATAATAATCGAGATAATAATCGAAATAATAATCGAGACAATAGTCGAGAAAAATATCAAAATAGAAATAATAATCAGAACAATTACAGAAATGATTACCGATCTAATTATGGTAACCGAAATAATAACCTAAATCGCTTCCAAAATAATAGAAATAATAGAAATAATTATTACAATAACTATCAAAACGATAATCGATCAAATTATCAAAACTACCGAAATAACCAAAAAAATGATTATCGTAGAGACATTAATGAATACAGAGATCGCAGATACGAAAACAATAAAGACAATTCGGAAAAAAGACCAAAAAGTAGACAAATAAGAGAAGAGGATCTATATAAAAAACCTATGAAAAATAAAGAAAAGAAAAAAACTTCAACTAAAAAAAATATATATGACGTTTTAATAGATTCCGAAAAATCAAATACAGATATTGAGGAACAACCACGATCAAAAACACAACTTCAATCATCAAATATTTGGTCAAAATTTAACAAAAATATGTTACTTGATAAAAATACTGATGATGAAACTGACGAGTAATTTCTTTATATTAAAAAGTTGAAAATTAAACTCTTAAAAATCCCCAAATATAAAAATTTATTTATAAAAATATGGAAGATAAAATAAGGGAATTATTTAACGACTTGGAAAAAAAAAAAAATATAAAAATAATTTATGCGGCTGAAGCTGGATCGAGAGCTTATGATCTGGCATCGAATAATTCCGATTATGATCTGAGATTTATATTTGTGAGAAGGGTAGAAGACTATATAAAAATAGAGAGTGAACCAGACGTTATCGATAAATATAATAATAGTGGAATTAATACTAGTGTATTTGACTTTCAAGGTTTTGAAATAATTAAGGCTCTGAGAGATTTAAATAAAAATAACCCAAGTTTAATTGAATGGTTACATTCTCCTATAAAATATATTAATATAGATAATTTTTCGGATAAATGTCTAAAAATTTTATACGAATCATGTAATATAAAAAAATTAATTTATCATTATAAATCAATGGCTTTTGAAAATTTTAAAAAACATCTTAATAATAAAGATGATGTTCTTTATAAAAAATATTTTCATGTAATAAGACCAATAATGGTTATGAAATATTTAATGCTAAATAACAATGTACTAGGTGAAAAAAAAGAAAAAGAAGAAATAGATGACAGGTTAATAATATTAAATTTTGGAGAGCTTTCCGAAAAAATCAAAGGTAGTTTTAGTGAAGAATTTTATAAAGAAATTAAATTTTTAGTTAATGTTAAAAAAAATCCTTGTGATGACAAGAAGCATGAAGGAAAAAGAATTAAAGTTGTAGATGAGTGGATTGATGGTAGATTTATTGATTTTAAAAATTTTGAGGATAAATGTAACAAAAAAAAAGAAAAAAATAATAAAAATATTGACATATTTTTATTAACTATATCAATTTATAATAGTTTAATTGACAAATTAAATAATTTAATAAAAATATCAATAACTAAAAAATATGAAGAATATGACTACTTTTCGATGTGTCGTATGTTGTTGCAATTTTTGTGGATATTAAAAGAAAAAGATAAAAATGTCCCTTCAAGAATATCCAATCTAATAAAAAAATTGGAAAATAATGAAAATAAAGATATTTTGGGAAAAATAGCCGAATTATCCGAAAAACATGATGATAAAGTAAAAACTAAATTCAATATCAATTTAGAAAATCTGTCATTAAATAAATTATTGGAATTTGAATATAACGAGAATAATACAGATTTTAAATGGATAATTGATCACATAAACAATAATAAAAATTTAATTGATGGTATGTATGATTCTTTAAAAAAAATAGGAGATAATCAAAAAGATGAAACTTTAAAAGACAAGCGAAAAAAAAATATTTTAAAATATAATAAAATTGTCCAATATTATATTTTAAAATATGATAATGTTTAATTACCTATAGAAAAACACAAAAAATAAAAAAAATTATTTTATAATATATCGAAAATATATATAATGATTTTTATAAGAGGTGATAAATTAAATGAACATCAAATAGAAGAATTATATGAGTTACATAGATCTGTATATAATTATACAGAAATATTTGATGTATTTAAGAGAGAACTCAAAGAGTTTTACATATTATACAGAAATTTAAATGATAAGAATATATTAGGCTATATAAATGTAGAAAGAAAAGAGAATACTTTGAACATAAAATGGATATATGGACCTGGTTATGGAAAACTAATAATATTCAATATTGAAAATCATTTTAGGAAAAAAAATTTCAAGAGACTAATATTAGAAATATCAATTAATCAGTTAGAAAAAAAAGATGTTGTTTTGAAAAGATTTAATTTTTTTATAAGAAACAAATATAGGACATATGATTATATATTTAAAAGCGAATATAATATCATATTAAAACTAGAAAAAAACATTTGAATT